ACGCTATATGGTCATTTCCCCGCGGCAGCAGGAAGGCGTTCTTAAGGCCGCGCAAGGGCTGTTCCAGTCTTCGACGCAGATCAAGCAGCAGTACGAGCGGGGCCGCATGGGAACAATGGGCGGCTTTGAGTGGATCATGGACCAGAACGTCCGCACCCACACCGTAGGCCCGCTCGGCGGCGCCCCGCAGGTTGGCGCGGCCCTCCAGACCGGATCCACGCTGGCAGTCACCGGCTTTACCGCGGCGGCCGCGGCCCGGCTGAAGAAGGGCGACACGTTCACGCTGCCGACCGTATTTGCGGTCAACCGGGTTTCGGGCGACACTCTGGCGGCACTGCAGAAGTTCACGGTGACCGCGGACGTCTCGTCCATCGCTGACGGATCGGCAGTGATCCCGATCTCTCCATCCATCGTCGTCACGGGCGCGGGCAAGACCGTCTCCAACTCGCCGGCCGCCGGCGCGCCGCTGACCATCACCAGCGGCACGGCGGGTTCGCTTTCGCCGCAAGGCATCGGCTTCCACAAATCGGCGTTTGTCATCGGCATGGCGCCGCTTCCGGTGCCGCTCGGTGAGCACTACGCCGCGAACCAGCAGGATCCGGACACCGGCTGCAGCGTCCGGGCCGTAAGCCAGTACGACATCAAAACCGACAAGTTCATCACCCGGTGCGACGTATTGTACGGCTTCGCAGCGCAACGCCCAGAGTGGGCCGTTCGCATCGCCAGCTAATAAAACTTGGGTACGTTGTGATTACATTGACATGCTGTACGTCTGCAGAGCAGAAATACCACAACGTGCGCAAATACCGGGCCGCCAAACGTAAACAGAAAGACACGCCATGAAGCCGTCCGACGACTACCCGCGCATGATGTTCCACCGGACCAAAGAGCCGGTGATCGTGAAGTCGCAGGAGGAAGAAAACGGCTTAGGTCCGGAGTGGTCGCGCATTATCTGGCAGGCGTCTGCCATCGCCGCGCCAGAGCCTGCGGCCACTCCTGAACCCCCGGAACCGCCGCAGGCCGGCTACGCCGAAGCGGTTCCGGAACCTGGCGGCCCTGCCGGCCAGGTGACGGCGCTACGGCATGCCGTGGCAGCCCGCAAGGAGACTGCGCCGGCCGCCAAGCCAATCCGGCCGGCGCGTGTCCTGCCCAAACCGCCGGCCAAACCTGCAACGAGGAGATCCAAAAAATGATGCCCGAAACCGAACGCGACGTGAAAGAGTGGCTGGCCGCCAATCCTACGGAAGCCTCGCCCGATGCGTACCCCAAGCTGATGTACAACGTCAACCTGCCGCCGCTGATTGTCCGGGACGCAGACAACGAGAACGCACTGGGCGAGGCCTGGCGGCAGTTGAATGTGGGCGTAATCCCGGAAGTGGCGCCGGTCACCATCGATCCCGAAACCGCGAACGTGCCGGCCGCGGGCGGGTCCGGTACGTTCCACGTCACGATCACCGGCATCGGACTCGAGAACACGTGGACCGCGGAAAAAGATTCTGCCGCGGACTGGCTCACGTTCAGCCCCGACATGCCGCAGCCGGCGGATGGTGACGTGACTTATACCGCGGCGCCCAATCTCGGCGCCGAGCGCAGCGCCGCCATCTACGTTAACGGGAAAACCTTCGCAATTACGCAGGCTTCCGTCTTATAGGTGCGGAGGTGCGTGCGGAGTGGCGGCACTGCCGCCATTCCGCCCGCTCATAGGCGAAAAAACCACAAGGAGTAGACAACAATGGCTTATCAAACACCACCGGTGGGCACGATTCTGCCGGCCAAGCAAAATACGAGCGTACCGAACCCCGGCCCTGTCCACGGCACCGGTTCCGGCACCGACGAATGGCTCCAGGCGCAGGCGCAGGACACCGCATACGATAAAAACCTTGTCCTGCTCGAGGAATGGCATGCCGCGCAAAAGGATTCTCCCTCGCATGCGCAGCGCCTGGGCGCCGATTTTAGCTGGGCCGTCGTTGTCATCGAGGCCGAAGCGGGCGGGGTGACGTTCGATTTGCAGAAGCGCGGGCCGGCCGTAAGCACGCTGGAGAGCTAATCCGATGCCAACCGCGGGCGAGTTGATCCACTCTTCGATGCGTTTGATCGGCGCGATCGCGGCCGGCGAGACGCTCGAGACGGCCGAGCTTGCCGACTCCCTGGTCACGCTCAACCAGATGCTGGCATCGTGGTCGATCGAGCGCGTGACCGTGTACGAGATACGGCGCGACTCGTTCCCGCTCACGGGCGCCCAGAGCTACACGATGGGGCCGGCCGGCGTCTTCGCCGCGGCCAGGCCCGCGCAGATCGTGGCCGCCCGCGCCTCGAGCGGCAACTACGGCCGCAGCATGCGGATCGTCGACGTAAACCGCTGGACGGAGATCCTCGAGCGGGGCGGCGCCATCAACCTGCCGATGCGGGCATTCGTCGATTACCAGAACCCGCTGGCGACGGTGCATCTGTGGCCCGTGCCCCTGGCCGGCACGGTGATCGAACTCTACACGATCCAGGAGTTCACCACGTTTATCGACGGCCTGGCGCCGCCACCGCCGCCGCCGATCCATAACTTCCAACCGCAGCGGATGACGTACACCCTGCCCGGCGGCACGTCGTCGTTCACGATCGGTCCCGGCGGCCAGTTGGCCGCGCCGCGGCCGGCCCGGTGCGATGCGATCGCAGCCAGCAGCGGCACGTACCGGGGCACGGTGCAGATCGTTTCAGCCGCGGAATGGTCGACCATGCTCGAGCCTTCCGGGGCGCCGATCACCGTGCCGATGGAGCTTTACATCGATTACGGTTTCCCGGCGGTGACCCTGAATGTCTGGCCGGTTGGTGCGCCGGGAACCATCGAGGTTCACTCGCTCCAGGCGCTGCAGTCGTTCGCGGCAATCGGCGATACGGTGGCGCTGCCGCCCGGGTACGAGGTAGCCATCCGGTACAACCTGGCCGTGGCGCTGCTGCCGGAATACCCGCGGTCAGAGGTCGATCCATCGCTCATCAGCCAGGCCCAAAACTTCAAGGCGTCCCTCGTCCAACTCAACGCCGCAACCCAGATGCTCTCGCAGGCGCCTGCGGCGCAAGGAGTCGCATAATGTTCGCTACACGCCCATTCCGCGCAGTGACCGCAGCCGGCATTGCGGCCCGTTCCCTTGGCAGGCCCGCGGCCGCTTTCCCGGGCCGGGTGGCGACCGATGCGGACCTGATGATCGCGGTCGATAGGCAGCAGACGAGGCTGGCTCTCCCGCTCAATGCGTCCGACACGTCGATGACGGTAGTCGATCCGTCGTCGATCGGCGCCGACAACCTGCTGACGATCGATGCCGAGATCGTGAGAACGACCGGCGCGCCCACCGGCAACGTGGTTCCGATCTCCCGCGGTTTCGACGGCACGACGCCTGTCGTGCATCTGGCAAGCGCCGTAGTTTCCGGGTTTGTCGACGCCTGGCACCACAACGCGCTGACCGCGGAAATCGAAGCGATCGAGCAGGCGCTTGGGCCGAATCTGTCCAGGATTCCAGCATCCCAGTGGCTGATCAGCACATCCTACGACTTTCCCGCGCAGACTCCGGGCGGCAGCCTGGTGGTGGGCGCCAACTCCATCACACTGACGCCCGTGCCGGCCGGGATCAACGGTTCGAATACCGGACACTCCCTCTACATTTCCGGCGGGACCGGGACAGCCGAACCGGCACTGATCATTGGCGGATCCGCGGTTAGCGGCGCCGCTACCGGCACAGTGATCGTGCAGTGCGCCAATACGCATTCCGGCGCCTGGACGATCCGCAGCGCATCTTCGGGCATTCAGGAAGCCATCAGCGCAATTTCCGGCGTGGGCGGTGCGGTATCAGTGCCGGCCGGCCAATGGGACGTGTATGCGCTGACGACGATCCCGTGGAAGGTATCCGTGGTGGGCGCCGATCGCCATGCGACCATCATCCGCAATCAATCCACCACGACCGGGGTATTTCGCCTCGATGCGCCATTTGTCGGAGGTGACTTCACACGGTCGATGGGCCTTATGAACTTGACCATCGTAAGCTCGGCAGTGGGACGAACGACGGTTGATGTGGCCGCGCCGGCAGTCTACCTGTATGGCACCGGAAACATGACGATTGTCGCTGACGTGACCATCCAGAACCATAATATCGGCGTACATTTTGCCGGTTCCATCTATTCCGTGCTGGAACGCTTCGAGATTGCAATTTTTGGAACGGCGGGAATATTCCATGAATACGGTGATGCCAATTGGATCCGGACAGGAACGATCGGAAATGGCCGGTCCACGTCCACACCGGTTGCTGGATCCGCCGGAATATCCTGTCAGAATTTCGGCGGCCTGTATGTCGATGCGGTAGATATCACCAAGGCGTACTACGGCGTGAAATTTCAGCCGGACGCCGGTCACGCCTGCAACTACGGGTTTTTTACTGACGTGCTCGCCGACTCGTCGTTGAACCACGGATGGTATTTCGACATCTCAGCAGGGGGCGCAATCAACACGATCCAGTGCATCGACTGCTGGGCCTCGTTCTGCGGCATCACGTTCGATGGGGCGGGATGGACTGCCGCACGAGGCGTGTTTATCAACGGCACCGTGGACAATCCATGTGGGATCTCCTTCATCGGCGGCCGCGCGCGGCTCTCCGGTGGCAACGGGATCGACATCAACGGTAGCGCTCAGACTAAGATCATCGGGATGGAGATCAACGCCAATTCGCAGCAGTCGGCGAATGCTTTTTCGGGGATTAGTACTGACGGAACTGCCCGGCATGTGTTAATCAGCGGCAACCAGATCGGCAACTTCCAGGTAGACGTTTCGGCTCAAAAGCAGGCCTTCGGTGTTCTCGTAGGAGGCGGCGCCTCGAGCGATTTTATTTCGGTTCAGGGCAACGACTTGACGGGAAATAGCGTTGCTCCGCTCGGAGTTCTAGGGACATTCGCGCCCGGAGCGAACGTCATAATCACGGGGAACTTGGGCGTGGATGGTGTGCCGAGCACGCAGGCCGCGGCGGCAACATTGGCCCTCAGTTCTCAGAACCATTACAAGCTCACCGGCACAACTCCGATTGGGACAATCACTGGAGGATGGCGCGGCCGCACAATTATTCTGGTTTTTACGGATGCTGCGCCCGGAGGGCTGGTCGCCGGGGGCAACATCGCGAAAGCCGTAGCGGCCTCGCAGAATCAGCGGGTCACTTGCGAGTTCGATGGGACTCTATGGTATTCCCAGTAACCCAGGCGATCCAGGGCAACGGCGCGTCGAGAAAGCCGACAACCATGATATTGCCGTTTTGGAATTTCGCCACGAGCAAGGGGTTCCCTCCCGGCGTCTCTCCGTGAGCGAAATAGTCAAAGCCGCTTAGAGCATTCCATTCCTGCACCCAAGGGATCGCCTGCAGACCTTCAAGGCTATCGAACATAACGGTTTCCGGTTTCGGATCGGGGCACAGCGGCGGGATGTAGCGCCTTAGCGAAAACACAGGAACGAGTATGGCACTGTTTGGTATTGACTATGGCAGTCTTTAACGCCGCACTGTTCAATCAGGCGCTCTTCGGCGGCGTAGGCCCCGCGGCACCGGGTCCGATCATT